GGGACATTCTATTAATGTAGTCTTAGTAAAACCTTGAGACATTTTATAATAGAAGTAGATAAAAATAATATTATGATAAGAATTTAAATTAAGCGTATGCCATCATAATGACACCATCCTTAAGTGAAGCAACACGCATCACCTGTAGCCAGACACGGAGAGTTGAAGAAGCTCCCATTGTAGTCCTTGTATCATAGAGTTCAATACCTCGGGAATTAACTCTCTCCCCTTTATTCAGTCGGAAAGCAGTGTAAAAGAACTTCTGCCTGAGGTCTCCATCCGCACTATATTTCTCAAATGAAGCTCCTGGCTTATCCTTAGAAGCATTATCAATTGTCAGCTGACCCTCACCGCGGTATAAGTCGCGGGAGATGTATGGGACACGTCCCTCAGTCTGGAATACATTGTGGTAATGGCGAGCATCATTGCTGACATCAATCGGGTAAAGGAAATTATCATTGTATTTAAGATTGTTCTTTACTGAGCCAGTAGAAGTCCCAGAGATCGCGGGACCCTCAGCGATATAGTTGTTGAGAAGAGAGTTCTCGCCGTCAGAGGTCTGCTGTGCTGCTACAAATACTTTATTTACGATACGACCCGCACCGCCCACATTCTGGATGAGACCCGCGGAAAATTGATCGGCAGAGACCGTCCTCTTAACAAACTGATAATCTACATAGGTAAATGACATATTAGCGTTCGCCTGACGATACTGCTCCATTAAATCCTGTGGATAAAAAATGTAATCCGCGATCATCTGGCAGTCTCCACGGACAAGAGCGGCATCCTTGGCGAGTGTTGCTCCCTCGGTGATGGAGATACGCTCAGATGTAGCATCGGACTTTCTGTCAGTAAAAGTTAAATGGATACTGACCTGCTCTGACATCATAAAGAGCGGAAGCTGATTGGTCTTCAGGAAAGGAAACAAATCCGCAAGCAGAACAGAGTAAGTTGGTTTATTGCTTTCCTTCTGGTAGTCAAAGACAACTCGCGAAGCATCTGGGACAACAGATTGTTTTATCGGTCTCCAATATGACGCATTTACATCTGACAGAGTGACAGAAGTCCCATTATCAAGAGATATGGATTTCGCTTCAGTTAGAGATTCAGTAAGCGATGCCGAGTTAGAAGCATTCTGGTAAGGATGACCCCGACCAGTTAGAGTAGGGGCAATAGTCATCATACGACCACTCATAACACCCTCACGCTCTTTAATAGCATCAGGAGGCAGGAATGTTGTTTCATATGCCGCAAAATGGTTGTAGTCCTCAATCTCGCAGATTGTTTTCGTTCCGACGCGGAGAGCTGCTCGCTGGATTAGAGAATGAACTCCGACGCCTGCGGGAAAGAATGCTCGCCCAGTTTCATCTGTGAGAGCGAGCCCATCAGTGGAGAATGTAATGCGAGAATTACTATGTAAGATCCCCTTGTTATCTAAAACGAATCTTGCTTCCCGCTCACTGAAAATGACAGGATCTAAGATATCGGTCTGTAAATTAATAGCGGTATCAGAAGCAACGCTCCCAATCTTGATGAGGTCGGGTAATTGCGATGGTTGTGGTTCAGGTGCGGCAGACATACTCATATTATATGACTGACATATAAAAAAATAAAATGTTAAAAATAAAATATAAATTTCAATGGATTTACTTGCTGATATCCTTCATCGCCTTATTGACGCTCATACCCTTCCGCATACGTCCCATCATCTTCATACGATGAGACTTCTGTTCTGCTGGAGACATCCCAGCCTTTTTCATCTTATTCATATGTCTCGTAAGGTCTCCCTTCTGCTTGTCAGTCATTTTAACTGCTGGACGCTTCTTCTTTATTGGTGCTGATGCTGGTGCTGACTCTTGTGCTGGTGCTGGCTCTGGTGCTGGTGCTGGTGCTGAATCCTTTCCGTATCCTTCCATTTATTTATACAATATTACATATAATTATTTTAAATAAAAAATGAAATATGGATTTATTTACTTGAGAACCTGAATGCTTCCCTGAGCACTGACAATTGTCTGGCGGGAATGAACGAACAAGAAGATCGCATTGGGATGGTCTGAGGTAAGGCGGAGCTGAAGCTGAACGCCGAATGGGACTTGACTGAAATCTAATCCCTGATTACTGATAGAGTCATATGCGACTCCTAAACCGAAAGCATCTCCTCCATCCGCGATAATTTTAGCAGAAGCGAAATCAGTATCATAATCTATGTTGCGATACACCGAAGGGATAACAGAAGTCCTTGAGATCTTAGCGAAATTCTGGACGGCATTGAGGTAGTTTCTACATATCTGAGCATCAGCGGTCTCATTGTCCCGACCCGCGACTGACTTCTGGAGAGTATCAATATTGTATTCTAATGGAACACGCTGACCCGCTCGGGTGAATACAAGTTGCTCTATCTGTGCCTTACTCCCGTCGCTGTTGGAGAATCCTAAGGTGGCGAGACCATCCTGAGTCCAAGAGTTAATATGTCCCGCAGGAACAACATTCATAAAAGCACCAAGAACAGACTTGAGACCGAGATTGAAATTGAGGACAGCATTAGCAGAATTAATAGTATTGTAGTAAGAACTGATAGAGTTATAGACAAAAGTATTGGTCGGTTGAGGCTGAAAGTCTTGTCCTGGAGTCTGAACCTCACAGATGAGGCGAACATTGGATAGTTCATAATAAGCATCAAGGAGATTAGTATCAGTGTTATCATTGGAGAACAGAACATTCTGGTCTGGAGATAATTGGATCTCCACCATAAGACCTCCGACACCCCAATCATTAGAGAGCGGAATAGGTTCTTGACCTAAAAATAGACCGCTGACAAGTGGAATACAGAAAGAGTTAGGAGAGTCTCCACCCGAAGCATTAGCTCCCTGAGTGTTCGTGACAACTCCTAACTGCTGAGCCTTGTAGTTAGGGAAACGGAGAGAGGTCTCGTATGCGTGGCAGGCGAAATCAGCCTGGGACTGAGTGACTCCGAGATAGGAGCTCATCATACGATTGTGGTGATTAATTGTTTCAATAGTCTGGGACGACCTCTGGGAGAAGATTGAGAGAGTATCAATTACAGAATAGATACCGAGACGCTCATTCATACGGATTCCATCACTCTCCAGTGGGATAATGGTATCATTTTTCTTTATGGTAAATTCTCCAACAAGTCGCACACTCCCTGGGACAATAAATCTGTCCTGTGCTCCAACAAGGAGCTGAACGGTCGGTTGTCCGTTCTTGTATGATAGTTTTCCATCGCTCGTAATATTACTGGGGACAATCTCTAAATGTTGGTTCATAATTATGATATCATAAATATTTTATTTCTGGAGACATTTTAAAAAATATAAATAGAATTATAAATGGTTTCAGTTGTTATCAAGAAAAGCGATAAAGCGGGAAAGAAAATGATGGCAGTCTTTACAAGGGACAATGGGAGAAAGAAGACCACTTATTTCGGTCAGGCGACCGCTGATGACTATACAATCAAAAAAGATAAAGAACAGAGGAAAAGATACAGGAGCAGACATAAAAAAGATCTCTCTACTGGAGACTATACAAGGGCGGGTTATCTATCCTATTATATACTATGGGGAAACTCTACAAGTCGTCGGGAGAATATATCAGCGTATAAGAAGAGATTCAATCTATCATAATTTAGTCTTCATCTGATTCATCATCGTCGCAGAAGAGTTCTACTCCACAATGATACGCTACCTCTTTCGCCTGTTCCAGAGTCCCCTCAAGAGACTCAACCTCTTCTTTTAGTTTCTTTATCTCCCCCATAAACCCCTTCTCCAACTCCCCCCTCAGCCTCTTGAGAAGGAATGCCATCATCTTGTTCTCCTCCTTCAGCTCCTTGGTTTCTTCTTCTTCCTCCAGGAGTTTCATCTCTTCTTTCTCATATTCCCCTGTCATAACTTGTATCTGCTTGGTGAGCTTCTCGTTCTCATCCTCCAGTTCCTCATTCTCCTCTTGGAGACTCTTGTTCTCCTCTTGGAGTCTCTTGTTCTCCTGGATTAGATGTTCTACCATCCTCCCAAGGTTCGGGCCGACTGTTCGGGCGATATTCAACTTGTTGTAGTTCATCTGGTCGTAGTGGTCGTAGAACTTCTGGGCGAGAGCTTCTTTCAGCTCAGACATCTCCTGAACGATCTCCTCCATCCCCATAATCAGTTCGGTGCCAGACATCTCTCGTTTATGTTCTTTTCTTTTTTTCTTTCTTTTTCTATTTCTATTACTATTTCTTGTATATAACAATCAAATTTTTTTCAACAATCAAATTTTTCTACATAAAAAATTTAGTTGCTGAGAAGAGGGGATTAAATGATTTATTTACGAGGGACTTTCCCTATAAGATGCCCCAAAGTATCCTCGCACTTGATTCTGCCACAGATTTCATCTATCTGTCTCTCTTCATCTGCCTTCTGTTCGTATCTCTTCATATAAACTACCGAGACTTCCTGAGCTGCTTTCAGTTCTAATTTCAGTTTCTTGATTTCCTCCTCCTGCCTGAGTTCAATCTCTCCAGAGTTTCGGGCACTCTTTTCATATGCTTTCAGTTCTTCTTTCAGTTTCTTGTTCTCCTGAACTATCCCATAAATTTCGCACTCCCAGTCAAAGTCATCCCCTTCATCGCTACCGAAACATTCAGCGATATCTTCAATTACAACTCTATCATTGACTTCTTCTTCCAGTCTCTTGTTCTCCTGAACGACCTCCTCCTGAAACTCCTTATCCACCTTAGACTCTTCTTCCATCTCCTTCATCTTCTTCTTCATCTTCTTCATCTTCCTCAGGTAGAACTGGTTCTCGTTCTTCAGGCGAGGGTTCTCCTCTCTAAGCATCAGTATCTCTTCTCCAAGTGTTGCCGCCTCCTTGTATGCTTTCGCGATTGAACCCATTGTATCACGTGTTCTTGTATGTTATTGTTTCTTTTCTAATCTACAATCAAATTTTATGCTTTCAATCAAATTTTTTTAACCGATATGATTGAGAGGATTATGACTCTGGTTGGCGAGCATCCCATACTGGGCGAATGCTTGGGGAGCGACAGTCGTGGGAGCTGCTCCTGGTTTCATACCCTTTTCGTCTGCTGCTTTTTCTTCCTTGTCTTGTTCCATCCCAGCGATCGCTGAATCTGCGGCAGCAAACAAATTAACGGCAGCGGCGACAGGAGCGAGTGCTCCTCCCGTAAATGCTGTCGCGACGTCTAATGCTCCTCCGACAATTGTAGCAATATTACCGATATCCACCCCAAGATTCTGTTTCACTGTATTACCAGCGGCATCTTTCTCATTGAATATATTTCCCGTATCCATAAAGTTATCAAAATCCTGATAGACAGCGAGTCCAGTCCCAGCCAGAGCGAATGCTTTCGTTCCAACTTTCGCGAATGTTTCACCCCCACCTTTTAATAATGTTCCCGCTACAATCCCCTCTACACCTGTGATATCTTTAGCAGCGGTGACACCCTCAGCACCGAATCTCTCTGTAGCAAATAACTTACTTCCTTCACCGAACTCTCCAAGTGCTTTCCCCGCAACAGCTCCCGCCTGACGAACAGTCCCTCCATATTTTAAGACTGTTGTCGCTCCTTTCACCGCCCTTGCTCCTGATTTAGCGACTCCATAGACGGTGTCAAGTTTAGCGACATCGCTCTCAGCATCGGTCTTGAGATCTTTATCCTGTTTATCTTGTTCTTGGTGGTCTAATGTCTTGAATGCTAATGATTGGGTTTTCCAACCATTAGACCTTAGTTCATTAACGTCTGCCGCTTGCCGTCCCAACTGATTCTGGATAGAAAATGCTGCCGCGTGTGATCCATAGAAGTCGCTCATAATTATAATGATACAAATAAAATAATTTACTCGGGAGAATTTAAAATGTTAGATCCCTCAGCAATAAGAGTCTCAAAGTTGCGATATGCTCTCGGGGGATTGTCCTGAAAGCTCATATGGAGGAAATCATAACGATTAGGGGTAGCCAGAGCATATATTTTTAACCAATTGTCTCCACCTCCAAATACGTCTCCATATTCCTCAGCCATCTTACCGAGTTCCTTCTGGTTAGGAAAAGGACTTCCCACAATAACATTGGTCGCATTCTGCCTAATGATAGGAGAACACGCACGGAAGTTCTGGCTGGAGATAACTAACAATTTAATATTGAAATGACGGAATCTGCTCGCTAAATGATTGATTTTAGCTTCTCTGCGGATTGAACCGAGGCAATCATCTAAAACGACAGCAATCTCTGGCTGATCTTCTTTATCATAACTCTTCTGCTGCTCTACAATCCCATTAATGATACTATCATCATAGGCATCGTGTGTATCAAATGCTTTCCGTAAAAAGCGACTGGTGATATCATTAGCAATTGTATTACTGATAATAGTTGTATTATCAAATCTATCCTGAGCATCATAAAATTTATCATTCAGTAGCATATTAGATATTAATGTGCTCTTTCCTGTGCGGACTGGAGACACAAGAAGGACAAGAGCTCCTCCACCGAACCCATCCACCTGAGGGAGATGAGGATGTAAATCTGGATGATGGGTAGCAACTGGGTCAGGGTCTTTCACTGGGATAACAACTGGCGGATTTCCTTCCATTTTATTTATATAGTATAGATAATTTATTTTTATTATCATTTAAATAAAACAATGATCCCACGCTGAAGTTTTCAGTGCCCTATTAACTTCTTGAAAGACAACAGCATCGTGTTTCGCTTTAGCTTCCGCTTTCTTTTTAGTTTCCTTTCTCTGTTTCCTTAATATCTCTACACGATTAACAGATTGCTCTACGGCTCTCTGGACTGCTTCATCTAATTGTGCCTGACTATATCCTTTCTCTACAATCTTTTCTTTTTCAATGATCTGGGGTTTCCCCTGAAGTTCTTCATCTAAAGGAGTCTCCAATTGTTTCTTTAACTTGAGACGCTCTCTCTCTCTGTATTTCTCAACCAGTTCCTTATCTGCTCTATCCTTCTCCTTCTGTTCTTCTTTTAGTTTCTTTTTAATGATTCTGTTCTCTGCTGCTTTCGCTCGTCCTCTCGCTAATCTCTCCAATTGTTCGGCACTGGCGGGTCCCCTTTTCTTACGGGTCTTTTTACCCTTCGGTTCTGGAGGATCTCCTTGGGGGTCTAAGATTGTTTTAACTCTGGGTGGTTCAAACATCTCTTCTTGAGGAATCTTAGGTTTCCTAACGGGCTCAGGGATATCATCCTCAGGTTCTTCGGTTATCTCCATCTCCGCTTGTTCTTTTTCTTCAATATCCAATTGCTCTTGGATTACTTCATCTGTAAGTGGAAGAGGTCTTTCAGGCTCGGGAGGCATAACAACATCAGCGAGATAATCTGTCATTTATAATATAGTATATTAGATTATATTATAAATAAATAAGTTTTAAAAAGTATGATTAAATATGATTAAGGAATGATTAAGGACTCCTATTTATCGCTCCCTGATATGAAAGACCACCTGAGTTGTCCCAGTTAGAGAATTCAGTTCCCGTTCATTGCTATCTACAATCTGGACTTGGAGAGAGTTCAGCATAATTTCTGTTGGGTTATTAAGTGCTATATAAGTCTTTTCGCCAGGAGAGAAATACAGAGCACCGAACTGCCTCCCATCGTTAGTAAATTGAGGGACTTGATACACAATCTTAGAGACACTTGACTGACCGCCATTGAAAGACTTATGGGTGAGCCCAGGAAGTCTTATGAAACTGCTGAGTGATGTTTTCTGTAGTTCAGAGGGGGATGTAAAGGTAATAACTAATGTATCGTCTCCAACAACATAACCATCTCCAGAGGTGGATGCGATATCCACTCTATCATTGAAACCGAGTCTTGTTGCCATATTCGGCCACTCTTGAGATGGTAGAAGAGTGTAATAAGTATTATCATATTCCATCGGGCCGAGAGTCAGGATATGTTTCCAATCCACACTATTAGCGGTATTCGTCCCCGCATAGGTATATGTCGTGACCCCTTCATCTTCCATATCAAAGCGACTCCATTTCCATACAGATTGATCCGCACTCTCTGCCGCTGATCCCAGACCATCTGAGGCGAGTGTTCGGTCAGGATCAAAATGGATTCTTTCTGGAGAGAGAGCATTGTAGGCATAGACAGCTTCATTGGAGAACATATCGCTCCCAGGAGTATAACCTCCCGTTGCTCCCGCTGTATAGGTGGGAAACTTGTAGGAATCATCATCACCCGTGTATATGGACTCGTATTGAGTTATGGTGACAGAACCCGTTCCTAAATTTATCATAGGATAGAGAGCATAGGAAGTATCTCCAATAGGATTGAATGCTTTACCAACATCAGCAGAGAGAGTAGATGAAATAACCTTGTCATAGACAGATTTTCCATTCTGTTTAAAATATAATTCAATTTCGTCTCCAACTGCCTTAAACCTAATTCCATCCCAAGAACCATTGAATTGGGTGTATGATAGTTTAGTGGTGATTGAGGGATGTAATCCCCCTGAAGTCCAGTATGCTATCTCCTGCTGAGTGGATACTTGTCCGTTTTCATCAACTCCTTCCTCATCCCATACCCTATGGGATATCGTGACATTATCATCATCATCTTTCATAAATACATAGTCGTATAGTTCGTATGATCCAGCAATAGAAGCTTCCGTCTGATCCGCTGTATGATCTAATATCTGGAGATCTTCGTATTCATTACGAGAAGTATTTTCATCTATATTATGGATTTCTCTTTCATCGGGATCAGTTCTCTGTTCGCTCTCGTGCGTTTCCCATTGAATCTGTGGTCTTGATAACCCTACCGCGAATGGTCGGTCAGAGGCATTCTTAACTGAAATATCAAATAGACCATCATTGAGACCGAATGGTCTCCCTGTCAGCTGACCCACACAAGAGGCATTCTGGAGAACTAATCCATCCGCACCCGTTCTACTGAAGACTCCTGTGGATTCATTCCAAGTAAATTTATTAGAGGGTTGGATGCGGAGATCCTTAGAGGCATTCTCTCTATCAACAGGATTCGCGATATTAAATACAGGATGAGCTGATAACTGATCTGTCTCATCGTTTCCTGTAGCGAGTCCCTTATCTGTAAATTTCATAGAGAGTCCCTGTTCTAATCCAGAAGCGTTCGTATGAAGAGAAACAACTGAATTGTTGTAGATACGGGGGTCAGCATACTGAGCGTTCAATCTGTCCTGTATATGACTGATATAAGAATCCAGAGAATAAGTTCCTCGCTTCAGGCGAATAGTTCGGGAGAAGGATGTTAGGTAAGCATACTCATCGTCCTCTGGCTGACTATCTGGGTCAGTCCCCCAGTAGTGGCAGAAGAAATCTCTGTTTCCTATGGTGATATTTCCACTGCGGTCTA